TTAACTGGCTTTTTTGATCTGCGGGAGATCGAAGGCTTTGCGCAATGCGCGGACAAACGCTTTGTCATGGCAGATGGTTTTACCCGGGCTGTCGGAGACTTTCGCCACCGGCTTGCCGTTACATTCCACCAGCTTTATCACAATATTCAGAGGTTTTACCTGAGGAATGTCGCAGGTCAAACGGGTACCAATCCCGAAGCTCAGGTTCACTCGGGTGTTGAAATGGCGATAAAGTTCAACCGCTTTCGCCAGGTCAAGATTATCGGAGAAAACCAGCACCTTGCTCATCGGGTCAATGCCGAGTTTTTGGTAATGGGCTATCGCCTTCTCGCCCCATTCAACCGGGTCCCCGGAATCGTGGCGTAACCCCTGATAACGCTCAGCAAACTCAGGTCCGAAGTCACGCAGGAAGGCATCCATCGTAATGCAGTCGGTGAGGGCGATCCCGAGTTGATTCGGGTACTCCTCAAGCCATGCGGCGAGGGCCGCGCGCTGGCTGTTAGCCAGATCCGGGCTGATTTGCTGATGCGCCTGGAACCACTCGTGCGCCTGGGTGCCCATCGGCGTCAGGTTGAGGCGACGCGCCAGGTCGTAGTTACTGGTGCCCACGAACCACGACTCCTGCTGCAGACGTTTAACGATGGCCTGCTGAACCTCGCGAGAGAAACGGCGACGGGTGCCGAAATCCATCAGGCGGAAGCGGGACATATCCAGCCCTTCGGTCAGCGTGGTGAAGGCTGCAAGTTTATTTTCCAGCGAGGCGACCGCCTGGGCGACGCCCATTTCCGGCGAACGGTAGCGGTGAGCCAACTCGCTGATCACTGCCAGCAGCGGCACTTCCCACATGATCACTTCCCGCCACGGACCTTCAAGGCGAATATCCAGCTTGCCGTTCTCGTTGGTCACGGTGACCTGCTCCGGCTTATAGCGGAAATCACGCAGCCAGTTCAGGTAATCGGTTTTAAAGAAAGGCAGGCCAGAAAGCCACTGGTATTCATCGTCCTGCAGCGTCAGATGCTGCATCGCATCGACCTGTTCACGAATGGAGTCTGCGTAGATACCGAGCAAATCGTCACCACGGCAGCGGAATTCCGCCGCGACGTGAACGTCATAGTAATGGTGGAAAACGGCTTGCTGCATATGCAGTTTATACGCGTCGGTATCCAGCAACGTATGCAGAACCGGAGAAGCGAATTGAGTCATAGGTGCGCTGTAGCATCCTCTCACGGGAGCGTTTAGTACAATAAACAACTCCGGAGTATACCTTGTTTAGTGATTTATTGAACCCCGATCACAACATAAGCACACTTTATGGTCGAGGGCATTTTGTGCCCCGTGTTATAAAAATGTAGCGATACGACTGCTAACCACTTGAATTTTAGGTTTTCTACTGCGCTATTACCATGCTTTGGGGCAGTGATGGGGCAAAGCGTGAAAGCGTCTGGTTGAGCAGAGAAACCTGATCGGCGCTCTTCTCTGACATCCACTTTCCATACACCTTGTAAACCATCTGTGCATCGGTATGCCCCATCTGAGTTGCTATAAAGTTTGGGTTAGCACCAGCTGATAATGACCAGCACGCATAGGTATGTCGTGACTGATACGCGTTGCGGTAACGAATACCGGCTCGCTTGATTATCGGGGCCCAAATTTTATTAATCGAATTAACCGCGTAGTGATATCCTGTGCGAGGTCCACGTTTGACGCATTGAGGGCTGAACACGAAAGTGCAGGGTTGAATGACAGATTGTCCGTACTCCCGCAGCTTCACTTCAACCTCAAACTGCCGGCCAAGGCGTGTCAACTGGGCCTGATTCCTCAGGGCATCAATAGCTGGTTGTATGAGATAAATCACCCTGTCAGTGCCCGCCTCGGTTTTTGGCAGGGTGAACTCATACGTTTGGGTCAGGTTACGCTTAACCGTAATGGTGCCCGCAGTGAGATCGATATCTTCCCATGCAAGACCACATAATTCCCCATGCCTCATTCCGGTATAGACGGCAACAGTCCAGAGGTTTCGCATCTGCTGGTGTCCGCATGCCTGAATGAACCTGATGAACTCGTCTGTCGTGAGTGGATCAGGTTCGTCTTTTGCCTTCCTGAGACGGTTAATTCCGCTAAACGGGTTTTCCTTTGCGTAGCCGTTATCAGCTGCAAACTGGAAGATCTCGGCCATCAGCATCATGTAATTATTCACCGTGGACGATTTCCGGCCTTTTACCTGTGTCCGGTGATCCTTCTTCATTACATGGAAACCCGTCAGCAACTCCTTTCTGACATACAGCAAATCTTCAGTGGTCACCGCAGAAACCATTTTATTTTCGCCGATGCGCGGAAGCATATTTTTTATGATGGACTCGTACCTACTCATGGTATTAGAGCTGATCTCCATTCTCTTCAGTTCCGACCATCTTTCGGTAAGCTCCAGCACAGTAACTTCCTTTCTATCCTGACCGAACCGGGCAAGGTTCGGTGAGTTTGGGAATTTTTCTGCATAGTTAAAATTCCCCATTCTTATCGCAAAACAAACCGAAGAACGCAGCTCACCAGCTATCTTGCGATTTTTTGCAGTGTCAGGGACACCGAGGTTTTCCCTGACACGTTTACCTTTATATAGAAACCAGATGCGGAGCGAACCGCCATGGTTTTCGACGCCTGTCGGGTATGATGCATTAGCCATTGATCCCTCCTGACGTCCAGGAGCGTGGACGAGTGTACTGCTTTTCATGCTGTCTTCGCACCTGGTTGATTTTTTTTCTGCGCCTCGATCCACTGATCAACGGCTTTCCTGTTGTACATGCATTCGCTCGAAGGCTTGGGATTGCCATCTGGTGAAATGTGCAGGTACTCGCGGCCGAGCATCCAGGATTCTTTTCTGGCGCGGGTGATGGTTCCGGGCTTGAGCCCGGTAACCGCAATCAGAACCTTTTCGCTAACCCAGTCATTCGGTACCAGAAGAACAACGTTGCTCATAATCACCTCACACTACATCCAGGCCACGGCAGTGGCACCACACTTCAAACATCCGCTTAACCACTTCCCGGCAATAAAGCCCCTGAATATCCCGTGTCAGGTCGTAACGATTTCCGTATCGCATACGTACCCATATTTCAAACGCTGTATTCATCGTGCCGCCTCCCTGATTGCAGTTCTGTAAGCGCGTAATGCATCACGGCTTTTACCTGAAATAACCGTTTTCAGGATGAAAGTTCCGTGCCGTGAACTCACTACGGTTGGCACCAGAAACAGAGTGTTTTCAACTACCCTGTTATGCTTCCGGTACTCGAATACGGTGCTGGAGATAACGATATTTGCTACAGCGCCATAGTCCTGGTATTGGATTTTCATTCAGCGTACCCCGGCAGGCTTTGTTGCTTTGAGTTCGTCACGTTCTTTGACGTAGCGCTCGTGCATCGCGTCCCATTTTTCACACCATTTTTCCATTTCTCGCTTGCGCGCCAGAATACGACGCAGACGGCGAACACAACGCTGGTGGGCGGCCAAATACTCAGCCTTTGTTTCACCGTCTCGCCAAACCTCCATATCAGCCCGATCAATACGCTCCCGCGGGTGACGCTGCGGAAACCCTGAACGCTCAAAAGCCTCGGTGGTCATGAAGAAAGCCAGATAGCGAATCGCCGTATCTCGCGTGAAGCATTTTTTAGTGCGGCCGTGACGTACTGCCACGAACAGTGGGCCAACTGGCGTATCGTGTTTCTGTAATGCCAGGTCAATCATGCTTACGGTGCGTTTATCGTTCATTTCCGGTCCTTAACTTTGCTGTATCGTTCGTGACTCATTACTTCCCAGTTCTTTCCGCCATCGCGGGAGAGTAGCCGCCAGCGATGGTTAACTTTGAGGCTCAAATTCCCGGAGCCGTGCATTCGGCAGGGGTGAATGCGCCTTGCCCTGAACTGGCTTAAAACGTGTACCGCTTTGAGGTGAACCCACTCAGGAATTCGTATCGCTGTAAGTGCCATCAGATCCCCCCATTTCATGAACCTCCGTTTTCGGAGCCTCCACTTTTTGTTTTTTGACGAACTCAACCAGCTCAGAAATGTGCTCGTCGATTAACTCCTTCCCGCTATCCGTAAGGAATTCACCGCTGCCATTAACATCAACAGCGCTGCTGTAAATTCCCTTGATAGCTTTTACGCCTTCGACATTCCCGTACTCACTGATCGCAAGCCTTTCGAATTTTCTCAATAATCCATCGAGAAGAATCTCTGTTAACTCGACCGTGTTAATGCCGCCTTTATTGAGTTTAATAACAAGGCAGTTACTGCCTGTTTTACGCTGGTGGCGTAATAACGCTGCTTTTAAAATTCGGCGGCGATATGTCTCGATTAATTTATCCATTGCGGCGAGCCTCCTCCTCTAAGCTCATAACAATTTCCTCTTCTTTTTCGGTCCAATCATGAATTTCGCCAGCAATGTCATAAACAAGAGAGCAAATAGTTTTAAGTTGGAAATGGTCCAGTTTGTCGTGGTATTCAAATAAAGTTTGCGATAGACCAGCCAGTTGCTCGGCTTTGATATTAACCCCCTGAATGTCTTGGCGTTGCTGTATAGTCATGATTATCTCCCATAAGCTTTTTTTAAAAATAAAATTGCTATATCCCAATAACCTGCGCTGCACATCATCGTTGCTGTCTTAAAGGCGTCTTTATTTCTCATAATGCCCACCCAAAAAAAGTGTGTGAGATTCCACAGCAATTAAGCTGAAATAAATGGTTAAAATTAGTTTTTTTATTACTTCGATTTTATGGCTTGTTCTTCTATGAACCAAGCGCATACATCGCCAGTTAACTTGCTAAGTAGCGAAGCTATAGCTTCAATTTCTGTGCAGTCCATTTTGTTAGGGTACACTTCCATCATGCGGCAAATTATTTCTGCTTGATGGGCCTTTTCTTTTGCTTGTTCTAAAGAAAATTCATGCGCCATGAGTGCCATCCTTTACGCCAGAAAGATAAGTTGCGGTTTGTGAGATTTTATTAGTAGCAATTGCCAGGTCTGCCAAGTCATAAATAATGGCTGATAGATTGCGAATTTTTTCATTATCTTTCTCTTCTTCCAGAGACATACTGAAAATCGATTCGCTTAAATGACGAATTGCTTCGATAGTCGAAATGGTTTTTGAATCACAATCATCTGCAACATCAGCATAGTTAATATCCGGATCTTGATTGGTAAATCTGAAATCAGGGATATCAATAAGCTGAATAATATTTCTAGTGGTCATAGGGTGATACCTCTTGTTTAAACCGCCAATCACTTAGGTTGTAATTAGGATGGCCTGGATGAAACGAGGTGTCAACTACTTAAGTAATTTTTTATTAATCGCTATGGTAGTTTGTTGTGTTGTAAGGATAAAAAAAAGGCCGCTAAAGCGGCCCGAGCAGTGGGGTGGGAGAGGGTTATCCGAAGCGTTTAAATTCTGCTGATTGTTTGATTAGTACTTTGCCAAGGACGTAGAACTGACCTTCATCGCTCTCCTCAATCTCCCAAGAGTTATATAGCTTGTTATCAGAAAGGACCATCAAACTTGTTTTAAGCATTTGTAATCGCTTGATATGAATAGTCTTCCCAAAAATAAAGACATAGATCCCATCGCCTTCGAAATGATTGACCGAAGTATCGACGAAAACAAAATCACCAGGGTCAATGGTTCCCTCCATGCTGTCGCCATTTACAGTAATGACCTTGATAGCATGGGCTGGTCGGTTACCAAACATAAGCCTTGCCTGCTCTTCGGTGTACTCTATAGCCCTTATTGTCTCTATAAACTCAGAGGACACGAAGGTTCCGGGACCTGCGCTGGCTTGAACATCCAGAACGTCCACACGATAGGTGTCTCTTGCTGGCTCGTGTGAAATAGACTCCTCGGCCTCAGTAAGCCCTACCACGTATTTGGGGCCTTCACCTGAGGAAAGCCACTCAGGTCTAACCCCAAGGACCTGGGATAACTGGACAGTCTTTCGTGATCCGCTCGCCGCGCCTGAAGTAAGCTTCCAGATGCTGGATTGAGACATCCCCACCGCTTTTGCAAGGGATGCTTGTGTAAAGCCAGCTTCTTTCATTGCTTCGACTAACCGGGCTGAGTATGTGTTGTTGTTCATTCTAATTACTCCATAAGTTGTTAAAAACTTAGCTTAAACGACCTTTTAAGTCAAAAAGTAATTAGACACCTTGCTTACAACTAGCATAATCGCTAAAGTAATATTTAATTACTAAGGGGGTTTTATGATTTCAGAGCCAATCGACATTGCCATCCGGCGGGCAGGTAGCCAGGGGGCGCTGGCTAAGCTTTGCGGCGTCTCTCAGGCAACAGTATGGAAATGGCGCCATGGAAAAAAAGTTAAAGCAGAGCACGTTCTAAGAATTGTAGCCGCTGCTGAAGGACAAGTTGCCGCATATCAAATCAGACCTGACTTACCGGAGCTATTCCCAAAGCCAGAAAAAGAGCAGTGATATGGCACTTGATTATCAACCGGTTGATATGCCAGTGGCTTTTAGCCAGGCCGATGCCGAATGGATCAAGCAGCAGTTACTGAGCCTAACGGCAGCAGCACGACAAAAAGCCATTCAGCGTTATGCAGCTGTGTATCAGGAATCGTTCGAAGCCGAGCCCGCTTCATACCGCAAGGAGAACCGGGCAAGGCATGAAGCAAATATGCGGCTTCGCCTGTTTGTGAGAAATCACGGCAGGGCTTTACAGGGGTATACCGCCGAACCTCCCCTGGCCGGAACGCCAACGCGTTCCTGATTGTTGCGGGTTTAAAGGTACCCGGACAAGAACAGGCTTAAAGGTGCCTGTTCAGGTTGGCAACCAACTGACCCAACTCCTCATTCGTACTAGGCAGGTAGTACGTTTTTATGGGGGAGAGGGAAAGGGGGGGTAAGGGGGGGATTGGGTGCAGGGGCAGGAATAGGGTCTTTTCCAACAGGAGAGATCCATTGGTTAAGTAGATCACTGTCTTAAAGGCGAAATTAAAAAAACGCCTGTATCAGCAAGGTAGTACAAAGCGCTCAGGCGCTGAGAAAAAAGGGTTCTTTCTGGAAGAGTGATTTTTCAGGGGAACTGATTCAGAAGGGAGGCTGGCAGCCTTTGGGGAGGCCACCAGCCATGTGAGGGGGAATCCATGAAAACCACATCACAAAATTATTATCTCATTACCGCGGGGTCCGCACAATGCAGCTGACGATCACACCTAATTTTGCACAGGAACGAGCCCTTAACCAGCTGCGCCGTAACTGGAAGGATACAGAAACCTTCATGATGTACTCGCCGACGGGCAGTGGTAAAACAGGACTTGCCGCCTTCATCGTTGCCGGGTTCGTCAGTCGTGGCATGCGGGTAATGTTTTGCGCGCCTTACCAGATCCTCATTACCCAAACCGCAAAGCGTTTTGTGGAGTACGGGTTGCCGGGTGATGAAATCGGCTATGTCTGGGCGGATCACCCAAACTACGATCCTTCCCTCAAAATACAAATTGCCAGCGCTGATACGCTTATTCGTCGCGTGTTCCCTGACAATATCGATCTGCTGATTATCGACGAAGCGCACCTGCGAAAAAAACGCATTCTGAAGGATATCGAACGCCTGCGCGAAAAAGGCGTGAAAGTGATTGGCCTTTCGGGGACACCATTTTCCCCGTTCCTGGGCAAATACTATGACCGACTGATTAAGCCAACCACCATCGGCGAGCTGATCCAGCGCGGCGACCTTAGTAAATACGAATTTTACGCGCCAACTAAGCCGGATCTGAAGGGCGTTAAAACCTCTCCGTCTCTCCAGTACGGCACCGACTACAACGAGACTCAACTGGCGGAGATCATGTGTGGTTCCACGCTGGTTGGCGATATCGTCCAGAACTGGCTTGAGAATGGCCGGGATCTGCCGACAATCGCTTTCTGCGTCAATGTGGCCCATGCCAATTATCTGACCATCCAGTTCAACCAGGCTGGTGTTAATGCCGAGGTGATGACCGCAGACACTCCGGCCGAAGAGCGACAGACCATCATCCATCGCTTTGAGACTGGGGCCACAAAAATCATAGTCAGCGTGGGCGTGCTGGTTGCCGGGTTCGACAGCGATGTTCGCTGCATCATCTACGCCAGGCCAACTAAGAGCGAAATTCGCTGGTTACAGGCGATCGGGCGAGGCCTGCGCACGGCGCCAGGCAAGGATTCCTGCCTTATCTTCGATCACAGCGGCACTGTGCACCGCCTCGGTTATCCGGACTCTATCGAATATGACGATCTCCCGGGCAAATCTGACGGGATGGAAGAGGGCGCGCGCCGGGCCGCTGAGGAAAGAGCGGAGAAGCTGCCGCACGAATGTTCGCAATGCCACTTCATGAAACCTGCTGGTGTTTATGTATGCCCGAACTGTGGTCACAAACCTCTGGCCGGTGAGGACATTGATACCGACACCGGGCGAAAACTCAAAAAGCTGGGTGGCGAGCAGCGACAGCCAACCAAGGCAGAGAAACAGGCCTGGTGGAGCCAGATCAAATTTTATCAGCGCCAGCGCGTATCGATGGGGACAAAGCCTGTCAGCGATGCCTGGTGTGCTCACACCTTCCGTGAACGCTTTGGGGAGTGGCCGAACGGCCTGAGTGATTACCCCATGGATATCACACCGACAGTTTCAAACTTCATTACGCACAAGCTGATCGCCTTCGCTAGGCAACGTGAAAAAGAGCAGCGCCTGCAAAAGCAGGCAGAAGAGCAGCCGAACCCGGCAAGAGTTCAGCAGGCGCTTAAACACGTCAGCGACATCAGACAGCAGTTAGGAAAAAGAGCATGAAAACGGTAGAAGCAGCAAAAGGCCATTGGGCCATGATTTTTGAGCATTACGGACTGCCGCCGATCACCGGGAAAAACCACTTTAGGGGGAAATGCCCGCTCTGCGATTCGATTGGTAAATTCCGTATCGATGACCGTGACGGAGCTGGAACATGGATCTGCACCTGCGGTAGCGGTGATGGTATCAAGCTGGTGACCCAAACCCAGGGAAAACCATTTAATGAGGTTTGCCGCGAAATTGATGAGCTGATTGGTAATACGTTCCGCCGCGAAAGTATCCCTAAAACCAGCAACGCTGGCAGCCTGCGTAAAAGAGTGCTGAGCAAATTTGCAAAACTGGCGCCGCTGCGAGGATCTTCTGGAGCTGATTATCTTAATGCGCGCGGCATTTACCAGCTTCCTCAAGAGGCTATCAGGTTTAACGAAAAGGAACGCTACGGAGGGAAGGTTTTTCAGTCGCTGTATTCTCTCGCCACTGATGACAAAGGAGAACTTTGCTATCTGCACAGAACTTTGCTGGACGGTAATCGGAAAGCTCAGCTGAAGGATTCAGTTGGTGCAAAACGCCAGAAATCTCTTCAGGAAGAGAGCTATCTGGATCACGCTCGTTCAGTTGCAATCCGGATGTTCCCGGTCGCCAGCACGCTTGGCATTGCGGAAGGTATCGAAACCGCTTTGTCATGCAAGCAACTCTACAAAGTAAACACATGGGCAACCATGACCAGCGGATTCATGAAGAAATTCCGTGTGCCAGCTGGCGTAAAGAACTTCATCATTTTTGCAGACCGTGACATCAACAGTGCTACCGGTTTAGCGGCTGCTATGGAATGTGCTCATGCCAATTTGATGGCAAAAAACGACCTCGATAAGGTCAGTATCTACTGGCCGGATAACGGGGACTTTAACGACATGCTCATGAACGGCGATCAGGTTCGTGAAATGGTTTTCTATAAAAAACAGCAGGTGGCCGCATGAAACTGGAAGCAGCACTCAAACATTTTAGTCCTCAGGGAATGCATATCAGCGACGATGTAAAGGGAACCTCTCCGGATCGTCTCACGGGCACTGATGTTATGGCGGCGCTTGGTACCACCAGCAGCCGTGCACGCTTCGGCCTGGCTGCTTTCTTCGGCAAGTCCGGCATCAGCAAAACAGATGAACAGCTCGCAGTTCAGGCGCTGGCGCAGGTTGCTATCAAAAACGCTCCTAAAAATGTCCGCAAAGCCGCTGGCGACAAGCTCGGAGCATGCATGTTGACGCTGGCGCAGTTTGCCTTTGCTGATTACTCCCGTTCGGCGGCTACCAGCGTGACATGTCACAGTTGCAGCGGTACCGGTTTTATCTCCGGGAATGAGGATGTGGTTAAACATCCTGGTATCTTCGACGATGACGGTGCCGAAGTGGTGGCCCCGAAGATTAAAAATGAGCTGGTGAAAAGGGTTTGCGAAACCTGCGGAGGGAAAAAGGTAATCCTTGCGCGGTGCAGATGCGGCGGTAAAGGTGAAGTGCTGGATCGCAAAGCGACCAAAGAACGTGGCGCACCGGTTTTCAAAACGTGTGAACGTTGCTCTGGTAATGGCTTCTCTGCTATCTCCTCGGCGACGGTACACCGTGCCATTCTGAAGCGTCTCCCGGACCTCCATCAGTCCTCATGGTCACGCAACTGGAAACCCTTTTATGAAATGCTGGTGGACACCCTGCGCCAGTGGGAGCGTCACGCGGCAGTAGAATTTGAGAAGGCAACAACTTATTAATAGGATCGGAGCAAATGGCGACACTTTTTTGCACGTTAGTGTTGACTTTGCATAAAAATGTCCTGTATGCTTTCCATCGTGGGATATTACGCCTACACGACACCAAACCCGCCTCAGTGCGGGTTTTTTTATGTCCGAAATTCTTCGCGCCACGCTCGGCGCAATTCAACCACAGAGCCTTTCAGGGGTGAGCCATAGGGAACGGTCGGTGTGACTGTCTCTGTGGGCTGATCATTCCTGAGCGCTGGCTCACCCGCTAAAAGGAAAGTCACTATGTTCGGTATCTTCAAAAAGAAAGCACGTAAAGCTGTTGTCGAAGTTAAGAAAATGGAAAACCGCGACGCGGTTGAAGCTACGGTGTGGGGTGCTTACTCCATTGCGTATGCCGACGGCACATGCGATGCGAAAGAAATCGCCACTCTGGAAAAAACCATTTCAGCATTGCCTGCTTTCGCACCGTTCGCTGGTGAGATCGCACAGATGAGTAGCAATATCCGTGCTCGCTATGAAGCTTCGCCGCGCTCTGCTAATGCTCAGGCGCTGCGCGAACTGGCTGACGTTGCCGGTACAAACGATGCTGTTGATGTTCTTTGCCTGTGCCTTGATGTCGCTGACAACGACGGCATCGGGGAAGAAGAAGAGAAGCAGCTCAAGAAAATTGCGCAGGCGCTGCAACTCCCACTGGACCAGTACCTGTGATCGGGAAATTGCGCTGGGTAGCCGCCGGGGTATTGATGTTCCTGGTGGTTGCCATCGACTTTACCAGCAAAATGATGTCCATCCTTGCTGATGGCCTGCTGGTAGCCGGGGTAATTGCTTTACTCTGGCCCCTGTTTAAATCCAGTAAATAACACTTTGCAAAAGGTCATTTCTGATGGCCTTTGACAGAGTGAATTTTTTCTTCGGTGCTATAGTAAACTGGCATTCGATAATGCTCTCGATACTGATAACACTTGGTGGGGATACACCAACTTCGCAGAGACAACTGCATGACCCATGACCAGCAACCCAATGCTGGTCTTTTTTTTCCGCCATTAGCTCAACTGGAAAGAGCACGGAGCTTCTACCTCTGTGGTTCGGGGTTCGAATCCTCGATGGCGGACCAGTGTCCAATTCGTTAAGCGAGGAAGTTTCTCAACTCTGATTTATGCGCTATTTTTTTATTGTGGTGAATCCCCCTATGCGGAGGGGCGTTCCAGCAGTTACCTGAAAAGGAAACCTCTCAGACGCGGGAATGTTTGCTGGAGTAATTCTCACCGGGAGGCACCCGGCACCACGATAACAATAATATCGAATTGATAATTCCTTGAGAGCCTGCTTTAAACAGCAGGTTTTTTTTTGCTCGTTTCCCGAAGTTACGGCTACGCTAAAGAAGAAGGGGATATATCCGCTGGCAGATGGTTCTCCTGAACAATCAGTGAATCGGCCTCGATACCCGGACGTCACTACCTGTCTTTCGGATGATCTCCTTTCTACCTTCTTGTGATAATCATCACTTTAGCCTGCTCTCGCGAGCGGGCTTTTTTTATTCCCCTCAAATTTCCTGAGAGGGATCACAGCAATAAGAGGGGGCTTAATGTCCGATCCATTAACCGGCACCGGCGCTGTTCTCGGCGGCGGCCTGCTGGGTTCAGTCCTGTACGGCGTCTTTACTCATACAGATTTTGGTGTGGTGTTCGGGGCGTTTGGTGGTGCGGTGTTCTACGTCGCGACAGCCACAAACCTGTCCCGCGCCCGACTGGCAGCATATTTCCTGACGTCGTTTATCGTTGGGGTGCTTGGGGCGGGACTTATTGGCTCACTGCTAAATGCAGCTTCGCACTATGAAAAACCGCTGGATGCACTGGGTGCAGTGATTCTGTCTGCCCTGTGTATAAAAATCCTCACTTATCTTAACAACCAGGACCTGAACAACGTGTTCAAGTTTTTCTCGCGGCTACGTGGGGGAGGGGGAAATGGTAATTGACCCGTCAGCAGTCTTTAATGCGTTTATTTGTGCGGCCATCGTCATCGTGTTGATGTTTTACCAGCGACATGGCGCCCGGCATCGCCCCTTTATTTCTGTCCTGGCGTATATAACCGTGCTGGTTTACGCCGCGATCCCCTTGCAGTTCATCTTCGGCCTTTATCGTGATTCCAGCTGGCTGGTGGTGGTCGCAAACATTCTTATCTTCGCCGCCATCCTGAAGGTTCGTGGAAATATGGCGCGGCTGGTTGATCGTCTGAGGCACTAATGAACCAAACACAATTTCAGAGGGCGGCTGGTATCAGCGCCGGGTTAGCTGCGCGCTGGTTTCCACATATCGACGCCGCTATGAAGGAATACGGCATCACCGCACCGCTCGATCAGGCCATGTTTATTGCCCAGATGGGGCATGAAAGCACCAGATTTACCCGGCTGGTGGAGAACCTGAATTACGCGGTTGAAAACCTAGTACCGACGTTCGGTAGCCACCGCATCACTCAACAGCAGGCCGCTGCACTTGGCAGAACGGCAACGCAACCGGCAAATCAGAAAGCGATCGCCAATCTGGTATACGGTGGTGAGTGGGGAAAAGAACACCTTGGCAATCAGGTTGCCGGTGATGGCTGGAAATATCGCGGTCGCGGGCTGAAACAGGTTACCGGGCTGAGCAACTATCGCAGTTGTGGCCAGGCGTTGAAACTGGACCTTGTTACCCACCCGGAGCTGCTTGAACAGGATGAATACGCCGCGCGCTCAGCTGCATGGTTCTATTCGTCTCGCGGTTGCCTGCTTCATTCCGGCGACGTGGAGCGCGTGACGCTTCTTATCAATGGCGGCAGAAACGGGTTGGATAAACGCCGCGCGCTGTTTAACCTGGCTAAATCCGTTCTGGTGTGAGGTGAATGTGGGTATCGAAACGATAATAGGGCTGGCCGCACTGGTCATTTCCGCCATTGCAGGCGCTTTTGGCCTGGGCCATATTCGCGGCACCAGCAAAGCGGAAGCGAAAGCCGACCAGCAGCGCACCGAAGATAACGCAGCTGCAACGGTCGCAGCAGCCGAACGCCGGGTAGAAGCTACGAAAGAGGCCAGCAATGTACAGCAGACTGTTAACCATATGCCTGGCGACGATGTTGATCGCGAGCTGCGGGACAACTGGACCCGTAAGGGTTGAGGTAGTGGACACGGCTTGCGACTGGGTAAAGCCAATCTACCTGACGGATCACGACATCGACGTTCTTGACCGCCAGACGAAGAAAGACATCCTGGCGCATAACAAAGCGTGGCAGGGGAACTGCCAGAAGGAGAAAGCCGATTTGAAGTAGCAAAGCGGAAAGACCGCAGCCGAAAGGTAATGCAGCAGTCATGATGCTGCCCCGAGTCGCGTAATGGCGAGCAGGTATAGCAGACCGTTGTGAGGGTAAATAAGGGGACATGCTCCGGTAAAGCAGCGCGAACGCCAGACGCGCACCGGTTATAAGCGGCGATGAAGCGACAGCAACTCAATGGTATGAGCGAGCCCACTGCGAGAGTGTGGGCTTCATTAGCTGTATCCGCGTAAAAATGCTAAATTGACCCCACGAAATGTCGCTGGGGAATGGCTATGAAAAGAGGTGTTGTTTTCACGGTACGCGAGCTTCTGAAAGTTAATGGTGGAAAAGGATTCACTACGGGTAGAGGTATTTCTACAGAAGAACTTAATTATTTGATGTTGTACTGGGATAAACTTGTTTCTCCAACTAATAATTTTATCCATATTAGTTTAGCAAATGAAGAGGAACTGGAAAATTGTGGAGTCCTTTACCGACCAAAGTTTACCCAACAAGGGGGTATGGATGGTGCTAGGATGACAGAATTTCATGCTTTTACCCATGTAGAAGCTTTAAATATGATGAGAAAAAATGAGCGCGAAGTTGATTGGCGTATGCATTTTTTTAATAACGAAGTTTCAATTCCTCAGGAAGCTGCACAACAAAAAGAAGTTGTGAGATTCGAGTTAGCTGAACTTTTACCAGTTCCACCAAAAGATACACCTCTACAAGAGATACTAGAATTCAAAGAAAGGCGTAGCGACGAACTTCAAGCACTACATGGTTATCTTGATGAACTTTATTTGGAAGTGTTAAATTCGGGCGACTTTAATTTACAACGAGCCAATGCCCTTTCAGGCCTGAGGGCGTCTCTTGAAGATCTTAATAAGTTAAATAGCCAAGGTTGGAGAAGCCCATTAAAATTCAATCTTTCTACAGCTTTTGAATTTGATTTGAACCAGGTAATTAGTGGAGGTGCAACCGCTTATGCAGCCTTAAACTCATCACGACCACTTGAAGTGTTAAGTGTCGGTGCGGTTGTTACATTACTAGGCGGTTTTATCAAAGTTAAGCCTCAACTTCAAAATGTTCTCAAAAATGGCGATCCTAAATTGGCATATCTCACTAACGCTACTAGAGAAGGCATACTTGAAAAGTAAAAAAATAGGTGAAAATTAACATTTAGGATTAGCCTTGCTTATTAGTAAAAAGCCATAATTGAATTGTTATGGCTTTTTTATTGCGCATCGCACGCGCACATTAAAGAAAGTCTTTCAGCTGTGAGCCTGGGCAAACCGTTAACTTTCGGCGGCTTTGCCGTGCGACAGGCTCACGTCTAAAAGGAAAATCAAATGCAGGTCACTATTGATGGTGTTCCGTTTGTGCCTGCCTGCGCTTCAGCGTCACGGATTGGCATTGCCATTACTACCCACAACCGGCCAGACGTTTTAAAACGCGCTATTGAGCAGCACGTGAAACATCTGCCCGCTGGGGCGCTGGTGGTGGTTATCGACGACGGCTCTAAACCTGCCGCCGTAGTACCTGACTGCGTGCAGCTGCGTCGCCATGAAACATCACTTGGCATTGTTGCTTCGAAGAACGCCAGTTTAACAGCGCTGATGGACGCCGGGTGTGAACATCTTTTCCTTTGGGACGATGATGCTTTTCCGATTGCTGATAACTGGCACTTGCCATACATCGAATCACCCGAACCGCACCTGGCTTACCAGTTCCTCGATCTGGCAGGGACGAATAAGCTGAAGGATATGGCAGTCCTGTACCGGGATGATAAGCACATCGCTTACACCGGGCAGCGCGGCGTGATGCTGTATTACCACCGTAGCGCTATCGAGAAGGTTGGCGGTTTCGATCCGGTTTACGGTCGCGGCATGTACGAACACAGCGACCTCGCCCTGCGGATTCATAACGCTGGCCTCACGACGTGGGCTTACGCTGATGTCGTCGGTTCAGAAAAGCTGATCCACTCTCTCGATGAGCATGAAGCCGTAGAGCGTTCGGTACCGCGTCCCGACCGACAGGCGCTGGTGGAACGTAACGTGAAGATCCACAACGAACGGCGTGATGCCGGGTTTACTGGTTACGTTGAATACCGCCAGCAGCGCGACGTGGTTATCACAACGCTGCTCACCAGTCAGCCTGACCCGCAGCGCGGCACGAGAATAGTGGCCTCGCCTGACATGCTGAGCAAATGGGCGGCCTCGCTTCGCCAGTGTGGGCGTATAGCGCTGGTGGATGAATTACTGACGGCTCCAACAGATGTTGAGCTGTATCTCGTACCTGACGTGAAGATGAATGTCTACTTTCGTCGCTGGCTGCACATCTGGCAGCACCTGCGAGAACACCCTGAATACCGGTTCGTCTGGTGTACCGATGGTACCGATGTCGAAATGCTTCGCGCGCCGTGGGAAGAAATGGAAGCCGGAAAGGTGTATGTCGGTTCAGAACCGAAGACCTACGCCGACACTTGGGCAAAGCAGAATCATCCGGAGCGCATCTATCAGGAGTTCATTGAAGAGCATCGCAACGATGTGATGCTAAACGCTGGGCTGCTGGGTGGTACCCGCGCTGATGTTATGGCGTTCGCTCACGGCATCATCCGACTTTACTACCGGATCGAGAGTTATCGTTTCTGGAAGAAAGAACAGGCTGGCGCCGCGGTGGGCGACATGCTGGCGTTCGGCATTGTTGCGAAGTCATTCGCTGACAGGCTGGTCACCGGCCCTTTGGTACATACCGTTTTCAAAACTGATGGCATCGGCAAAGAAAATGCCTGGTGGCGCCATAAATAACAGGAGTTCTTATGATTTCGTATGAGGTTGAGTTTCCGACTCAAAAATCTTTTAGCTTAAAAATTAATGGTTACTCTTCAGCAGAGGGACTGGACTGTAAAACGGTTGAGGCTATTGGCGGAGACGTCAAAGTACATATCAATAAGAAAACAATGCTGACTGTACCTTATCGTGAAGACATTACAGCAGACTTTACTCTTGAAGGTTACAAGCAGCGCGCTGAAACTCACGCGAAAACTGTAATCGATCAGATTGTGAATGCGGCTCAGCACCGAGCCGCTGACGATTTAATTCAGGAAGTTACGAACGCGATTGCTTCTTCTGAATTATTTTCTCAACTCTCTTAATCGCTTCGTGAGCATCTGGGGCAGATGAAATTTCAGGCGGTGTAACCTCCTTCAGTACATCCATCAGAACGTCCCCAACATTCTGTTTTGGTGACAGCTTGTTAACAGCTTCAATAATCAAAGAAAAAACCAGTTTATTGGTGGCTTTTTCAATCTTTAATTCACGTTGCAAATCTGCAACTGCTTTTTCCAGTTCTGACATGGAACCCATGGGTATTTTCCTTTTCGGAGGTAATCAGCCATCCCCCCGCGACAGAGTGCGCCAGTGTCCCACCACTGACGGGCTGAATGCTTACCTTAACCAGGGTTAATGAGAAGCAACACCCTGATATTCAGACAGTAGCCGCCATCGTGCGGCTTTTTTTATGGGCGAAGGAAATTATCTATGACTAGATTCTGCAATGTTTCCGGATGCTGCAATAAAGTTTTAGCGCGCAACCTATGCAACAAACACTACATTCGGATGAGGAAATTTGGCGATCCTCTCGCCGGGAAAGACAGGTTTGCCTCACCTGAGGTGAGATTTGAATTTAGTACCGAGATATCAGGTGAGTGCTTACTGTGGACCGGTGCAAAAAACAGCAAAAGATACCCACAACTAAAATCGGAAGGCCGCATCATTTCAGCCCACCGATATGCCTGGGAAAGAGAAAAAGGCCGAATACCTGACGGAATTGAGATTGACCACATTTGCCGCAATAGAGCATGTGTGAATGTAAATCATCTTAGGTTGGCTACTCGCTCTCAGAATATGCAAAATCTTTCACTTGCCGGGAGAGCCGAATCAGGTGTGAGAGGTGTATATAAGGACGGAAATATGTGGCGGGCCACTCTGTTCAACTGTGGCGAAGTGGTGTGGCAAAAATGGTTTAAAAATCTTTCTGACGCAGAAAAAGAAATTATCGCTGCCAGAAAACGAGTTCACACCCACGCACCGACAGAGGCTTACACATGAAATTCGTAGTTTGCGCTCATCATACTCGCTTAGAGCAAGCTCAACGTCTTGCAGCGTTGCTGGATGCTCATCTGCTTATTGATGACGGTAACCACGGCGCTAACTGGAATCATCGCCGTGCGCTTGAATGGGCTGCCTGCCAACCCTGCCGGGTAGTGGTGTGTGAGGACGATGCGCTTCCTGTTGCTAGTTTTACTGAATTGATGGATGAGTGGCTTGCTCGTTTTCCCGAGGCGCTAGTGAGCTTTTATCTCGGTACCGGCCGCCCGCCACAGTATCAAATGCATATAGCCGAACGGCTGATAGTTGCTGATAAGACTCGCACAGACTTCATCACTTTGCCGCGACTGATACACGGGGTTTGCTATAGCGTACCTCCTCAGCATATTGAACGAGTCCTTTCTCGATGGGACAGCAGCAAGCCTGCCGATTATGCCGTTGGTGATGCTTATGGCGGCGCTGTGGTTTATCCGTGTTACTCGCTGGTGGAGCATGCGGATGGTGTGCCTGTTGAGCGTCACCCTGATTCAGCGCAACGAACAGAACGCCGTCGAGCGTGGCGAATCGCCTGAAAAACCGGCCAATTGGCCGGTTTAATTAGTTTTATCTTTTGCTGTCTGGAGTCCGTTTAACTGGTACCCATGTTGCACCAGGTTTAGAAGTTGGTGGTGCAGTATGGTTATCAGGAATGGTTGTGTAGTTATCGGTTTGGCCGCCACGCGGACCGCGTTCACGATATACGCCGCCATCACGTCCACTAGACTGGCCAGGTTTCAAACCCATAAATACCTCCACGATATAAGCCACAAAAGTGTGGCAAATACACTTTGCAGCAAGATTCACCGTTTTCCACGTGGCGATGACTCAATTTTTTAGGAGTGTTAATGCCATCACAAATACCAAGGGCATGCCGCAAGCGTGGCTGCCCCGGCACAACCACAGATCGCTCAGGCTATTGCCCCAGGCACCTTAACGAAGGCTGGCAGCAACATCAGCGGGGACAGAGCAGGCATCAGCGAGGCTATGGCAGTAAGTGGGACAGGCTGCGCCCAATCGTTCTCGAAAGAGATAAACACCTATGTCAGGAATGTCTGCGAAATGGAAGGTATACACCCGCGGAGACGGTGGACCACATCACCGCCAAAGCAAATGGGGGGACCGATGACCTGTCCAACCTCGAAAGCCTCTGCAAGCCTTGCCACAGGGCGAAGACAGCGGTCGAAAGACTCAAATGACATCAATTCTCATTTGAATCGACCGAGGGGGAGGGCGGGTTGAAAGTTCAGGAACGACGCGCCAAAGGACCGCCGCCTAACCTCTTTTCACATCGCCGCAGGTTAGAAAACTTTTTTATGGGGTCCCCCACTCGATGATTAATAGGAGTTTTCGATTATGTCTGGACCACCGAAAACCCCGACCCATCTACGTTTGGTGAGGGGTAACCCATCTAAACGCCCGATCAATGAGAATGAACCAAAACCCGCTGCTGGGGTACCCCCAACGCCGAAGCATTTCGACAAGCAGGGGAAATACTGGTTTAAACGGATGGCCGACGAGCTTGATGCTATCGGTGTGATGTCTCAGCTTGATGCCAGAGCCCTTGAGCTGCTGGTTGAGGCCTATACCGAATACCGGCATCACTGCGACACGCTTGAAGTTGAGGGCTACACCTACCGGACCGAAACGCAGAACGGGGATGTGCTGATCAAGGCTCACCCCGCCGCCATCATGAAAGCTGATGCCTGGAAACGTCTGCGTGCCATGCTTGGTGAGTTCGGCATGACTCCAGCCAGCCGATCGAAAGTGAATGCAAAAGGTCCTGAAGCGGTTGACCCGCTGGCCGAGTTTATGAAAGCGAGGGATTAATGGCTAAGGTTGCAGAAGGCATCCGCTACGCCGAGAGGGTAGTGGCAGGTGAAATTATTGCCTGTGAGTATGTGCGCCTTGCCTGTCAGCGTTTTCTTGACGATCTGGCACACGGCGAAGAGCGCGGTATTTTCTTCAGTGAACCGCGCGCGCAGCACATACTGAATTTCTATAATTTTGTGCCTCACGTAAAAGGCGCGCTGGCAGGACAGCCTATTGAGCTGATGGACTGGCACGTTTTCATCCTGATTAATATTTTTGGTTTCGTTATCCCGCTGGTTAACGAAGAAACGGGAGAAACCGTCCTGCGTAATGACGGCAGCGGTCGGCCAGTAATGGTTCGGCGCTTTCGTACAGCAGATGTTGAGGTAGCCCGTAAAAATGCCAAATCAACGCTTTGCTCCGGCGTGGGGCTTTATATGGCTGGTGCCGACGGCGAGGGCGGTGCGGAGGTTTATTCCGCTGCAACCACCCGTGACCAGGCGAGAATTGTTTTTGAAGACGCGAAGAATATGGTCAAGAAGGCGAAAGCCACGCTTGGGCGGATCTTCGAATTCAACAAGCTCGCTATTTACCAGGAGCAAACGGCCTCCAAATTCGAGCCTTTATCATCAGATGCGAACAACCTCGACGGCCTGAACATCCACTGTGCCATCGTCGACGAGCTGCATGCTCACAAAACCCGTGACGTCTGGGACGTTCTGGAGACGGCAACCGGCGCACGTCTGCAATCGCTGCTTTTCGGTATCACCACCGCCGGTTTCAACAAAGAAGGCATCTGCTACGAATTGCGTGATTACGCCATCAAGGTGCTGCGTGGGCTGGTAAAAGACGATACGTTTTTGCCATCATCTACACCTTAGATGAAGGTGATGATCCCTTTGATGAAAAAGTCTGGCAGAAGGCGAATCCGGGGCTGGGTATCTGTAAGCGCTGGGATGACCTGCGCCGCCTGGCTAAAAAGGCGAAAGAGCAGGTTTCGGCCAGAATTAACTTTTTCACCAAGCACATGAATATCTGGGTTACCGCTGAGTCAGCCTGGATGGACATGATGAAATGGGAGAAATGCGAGTTTATCGCCCCGCAGCACGAACTTAAAACCTATCCCTCCTGGGTGGGCGTTGACCTGTCAAACAAAATTGATATCTGTGCGGCCGCTAAAGTCTGGCGGGCGCCAGATGGCCACGTTCATGCGGATTTCAAATTCTGGCTACCGGAAGGACGCCTTGAGAAATGTTCACGCCAGATGGCAGAGCTCTATCGTAAGTGGGCCGGGATGGACAAGCTGATCCTTACCGACGGTGATGTAATCGACCATGCTCAGATTAAGGAAGAGCTACAGCTGTGGGTTGCTGGCGAGAGCCTGAAAGAAATTGGCTTCGACCCGTGGAGTGCGACGCAGTTCAGCCTTGCACTGGCAGAAGAAGGGTTGCCGCTGGTGGAAGTACCGCAGACGGTTCGCAATTTCTCTGAGGCGATGAAAGAGGTCGAAGCGCTGGTATACGGTGGCCGCTTCCATCACAGCGATCACCCGGTGATGAACTGGATGATGTCCAACGTAACCGTCAAACCTGACCGGAACGAGAACATTTTCCCGAATAAGTCCACACCAGAGGCCAAAATTGATGGCCCTGCGGCTTTGTTCACAGCAATGAGCCGCGTTCTGGTTAACGGTGGCAACGACCAGCAGGATCTCTCCGGATTCTTCAATAATCCCATCATGGTAGGTTTCTGATGAAAAAAAACAAACGGCCAGGCAGGGTTAAAAGTGCTCTGCTTAACTGGCTTGGTGTGCCTATCAGCCTGACTACCGGCACGTTCTGGGAGGAATGGTTTGGTACCAGCAGCAGCGGAAAGGTGGTAACGGCCGATAAAGCCATCCAGCTATCGGCTGTGTGGGCATGCGTAAGACTGTTAAGCGAGTCTATTTCAACCCTTCCGCTGAAAATATACGTTCGACAGCCTGACGGTTCGCGTAAAGCGGCAACCGATCATCCGGCCTATTCGATACTGTGCCGCCGACCCAATTCAGAAATGACACCATCACGCTTTATGTTGATGGTGGTCGCCAGTATTTGCCTGCGCGGGAACGCCTTCATTGAGAAGAAATTCATCGCAAACCGCCTGGTTTCGCTGGTGCCTTTGCTGCCGCAGAACATGGTGGTTAAACGTCTCGTGACCGGGGCGCTGGAATACAAATACACTGAAAACGGTAACGAGCGCGTCATTCCCGTCAAAAACATCATGCACATTCGCGGGTTCGGTCTTGACGGCGTTTGCGGCATGATGCCGATGAAAACAGGCCGGGATGTGATCGGTTCTGCAATGGCGGTTGAGGAGTCTGCTGCGAAGATATTTGAACAGGGGCTTCAGAGTTCAGGTTTTCTCTCCGCTGAGAATGCGCTGTCTGACGAACAACGTGAAAGACTTCGCAGCTACATGGCTGCATTTACCGGTTCAAAAAACGCCGGGAAAATCATGGTGCTTGAAGGCGGATTGAAGTACCAGGGCGTCACCATGAATCCCGAAGACGCCCAGATGCTGGAAAGCCGCTCTTTCAGTATTGAGGAAATCTGTCGCTGGTTTCGCGTTCCGCCTTTCATGGTCGGTCACACCACGAAGCAAAGCAGCTGGGCATCCAGTCTGGAGGGCATGAACCTCCAGTTCCTGACGCACACCCTGCGACCCCTGTTGGTGAACATAGAACAGGAAATAGGACGGTGCCTGCTGGACAGCGATGATGAGGTGTTCGCGGAGTTCTCTGTAGAAGGGCTGCTGCGCGCCGACAGCGCGGGCCGTGCTGCGTACTATACCAGCGCGCTCCAGAATGGGTGGATGTCCCGCAATGACGTGCGCCGTCTTGAGAATATGCCACCGATTGAAGGGGGTGATATTTACACCGTTCAGCTCAACCTGACGCAACTGAAAAATCTCGAAAGCAGCAATCCTGCTGTTCAGGCTCTGGCTCTGAGAGAACTGCATAACCACATATTCCCTGATATTTCCTTTGAACAATCTCCGCTGAAACAGGCCGCTTAGGAGCACTTTCCTGATGAGCAAAAAACAACTTCCGGCAGCACCGGCGGGTCGCCCCTGCGCGCGAGTCACCTGTGAAACTTTACCCTCCGCCCTGGATCGCTGGGATGGCGGGATCAAAGCCGCGTCCACCGACGACAACAGTATTTCTGTGTTTGATGTGATCGGGCAGGACTACTGGGGTGAAGGCGTAACAGCCAAACGTATCGCCGGTGCGCTACGGGCGATGAATGGCGCCGACGTCACGGTCAATATCAACTCCCCTGGCGGTGACATGTTCGAAGGCCTTGCAATCTACAACCTTCTGCGTGAATACGAAGGCCGTGTGACGGTGAAGGTGCTCGGTATTGCCGCCAGCGCCGCCTCGGTCATTGCGATGGCCGGGGATGAAATTCAGATCGGCCGTGGTGCCTTCCTGATGATCCACAACTGCTGGGTCTACGCGATGGGTAACCGCCATGACTTTGCGGAACTGGCACAGTCTCTGGAGCCCTTCGATAACGCTATGGCAGACATCTACGCGGCGCGTTCCGGCCTTGATATGGCAGCCGTTCAGAAACTGATGGACGCCGAGAGTTATATCGGTGGCAGTGACGCTGTGGCGAAGGGACTGGCAGACAGCCTGCTTTCTGCTGATGCGGTCAGTGATGGCGATGAATCACCCGCGGCCGCGCTTCGAAAACTTGATGCGCTGCTGGCTAAAACCAACACCCCGCGCTCTGAGCGCAGAAAACTCATTAAAGCCTTATCCGGTGGCATGCCTGGCGCTGTCACCACCAACGACGGTACGCCGGGCGCTGCCGAAGATATCAAACCTGAAACCCTCAATTCACTTGAAAGCGCTCTTGCGGCGTTAGTCAAATAAGGACCCTTTATGTCTGAAGTAAACGAAATTCTGAAAAAAGTCACTGCCAGCATTGAAGAGGCAACCGGCAAATTCAACGCGAAAGCAGAAGACGCACTCAAAGAGGCACAGAAGTCAGGCAGGCTGTCAGAAGAAACAAAAGCAGCCGTTGATAAAATGGCTTCTGAGTTCAATGCGCTGCGTGAAGCTGAAAAAACCCTGAAGGCCGCAATGGGCGAACTGGAGCAACATGTTGCCCAGATGCCGCTGGCAAACGCGAAACAGGTTGTCGAGTCCGTTGGCCACCAGGTGATCTCCGCTGAAGCCCTGAAAACTTTTGCTTCCAGCGTGGAAGGCGGTAAGCGCATCAGCATCCCGGTTAAGGCCGCTCTGACTTCTGTGGATGTGCCTGATGGTGTCGTGGAGCCACAACGCCTGCCGGGTATTGATACGGCACCGAAACAGCGCCTGTTCATCCGCGATCTGATCGCTCCTGGTCGTACGTCCTCCTCAGCTATCTTCTGGGTGCAGCAGACAGGCTTTACCAATAACGCGAAAGTGGTTCCTGAAAATACGCAGAAACCATACAGCGAAATTGAGTTCACGCCGAAAATCACTGGCGTCAGCACCATTGCCCACCTGTTCAAAGCCTCAAAGCAGATCCTGGATGACTTCGCACAGTTGCAGTCCACCGTTGATGCCGAAATGCGCTACGGGCTGAAGTATGCAGAAGAGCAGGAAATTCTTTTCGGTGATGGTACCGGCGTTCATCTGCATGGCATCGTTCCTCAGGCGTCAGCGTTCAATCCGGCGTTCACTGTCGAACAGCAGAGCGGGATTGACGATCTGCGTCTGGCAATGTTGCAGGCACAGCTGGCACGCTTCCCGGCGTCTGGTCATGTTCTTCACTTCATTGACTGGGCGCGGATCGAGCTGACCAAAGACAGCCTGGGTCGTTACATTCTGGCGAACCCTGCGGCGCTGACTGGTCCGACTCTGTGGGGCCTGCCGGTTGTTGCAACGGAAGCGGCAGCCTTCCAGGGTAAATTCCTGACCGGTGCATTTAACGCTGGCGCGCAAATCTTCGACCGCGAAGATGCGAATGTGGTTATCTCCACGGAGAACGCCGACGACTTCGAGAAAAACATGATCACCATCCGTTGCGAAGAACGTCTGGCGCTGGCTGTGAAACGCCCTGAAGCGTTCGTGTACGGTTCATTCAGCACCGGCGCGGGTAGCTGATAACTATCGCGGCCCTCGGGCCGCTTTTTTCGGGGCAAACAAATGCTTGATAAGAATGTGGTGAAACATCATTGCCGCATTGATACCGACTTTATGGGTGATGATGCTCTGCTGGAGATTTACGCAGGTGCAGCGGCCCGGTACGTCCAGACTTGGACACGCCGAACGCTCTATGAAAAGGAAAGCAGCCCTGGCTACGCTGACGACCCGGACTCGATACTGCTCAATGATGATGTGAAGGCAGCCATGCTACTGCTTATCGGTCACTGGTATGCAAACCGGGAATCCGTTGCCATCGGGCAAACCGTTGCAGAGGTCCCGCTTGCAGTTGAAGCCCTGCTTCAGCCATACCGAATTTACGGGGTGTAGGAGGGTTTATGCAGGCCGGAAGACTGAGAGACAGGGTAGTAATTCAGAACATCACAACATCCAGAGACCCTTCTGGTCAGCCTGTTGAAACGTGGCATGACGGCGCGACTACATGGGCAGAAGTTAAAGGTATCAGCGGGCGTGAGTTGGTAGCCGCTGGTGCAGAAACCGCGGTCGCAACCATCAGGGTATGGACACGATTTCGTAGCGATATAACTGCTGCGTCCAGACTCAGGGTTATGACTGGCCCGCTCAAGGGGGCCATTTTAAATATCCTTGGTCCGCCGATACCTGATTCTCGCGGCATTCAGCTCGAAATTCTTTGTAAGCAGGGGATCGAAAAATGATAGACACGAGCCTCGATTTTTCTGGGTTAAATGATATCGCAAAGGATCTGGAGGCGCTTAGCCGCGCTGAAAACAATAAGGTTCTTCGTGATGCCACGCGCGCCGGCGCGGAAGTGCTTAAGGAAGAAGTGATCGCACGTGCACCGGTACGCACCGGAAAACTGAAAAAAAACGTGGTGGTGGTGACCCAAAAAAGCCGCCGCCGCGGGGAGATTTCTTCCGGCGTCCATATTCGTGGCGTTAACCCGCGCACCGGCAACAGCGATAACACGATGAAGGCGAATAACCCGAGAAACGCCTTTTACTGGCGATTCGTTGAAATGGGAACTGCCAACATGCCGCCACATCCTTTCATTCGTCCCGCGTTTGACGTCCGCCAGGAGCAGGCGACAGAGGTCGCGATCAGGCGCATGAACCAGGCCATTGACGAGGCGATAAGCAAATGACGGAAGACGATCTCTATCCTCTGCTGGCTCCGCTGGCCGGAGGGCAGGTTTATCCCTACGTTGCGCCGCTCGGCAGTGACGGGAAACCTTCAGTCTCACCGCCCTGGATAATTTTCTCGATTATTACTGAGGCGGCCGCTGACGTTCTCTGCGGTCAGGCGGAATCCGCCGTTTCGGTGCAAGTCGATGTTTACTCCAGCACTATCACTGAAGCGCGTACGATCAGGAATATGGCGCTGGAAGCCTTGCAAACATTGAAGCCTGAGAACATTGTCAAAACGCCTGGTTATGAACCTGATCTGCATTTTCACCGGGCCACGCTCGAATTTCAGGTGATCGTTTAAGTTCATTCACCATCACAGACCGCTTCGGCGGTCTTTTTTTTATCTGGAGAAATCATGACCAGTAAGTATGAAGTTACAAAGGGGATGACCTTTGCCGTCTCCGACGCACCCGTAACCGCCGAGGATTTTAATGCCTCAGGTTTCCCGGGGGCTGGTGTTACCTGGCTGGAAGCGGCCTGTGCAACAAAGGAGATCACCTTCACTGGCGGTCAAAAAGGGGATATTGACGTAACCACGCTTTGCTCAACTGAACAGGAGCAAACGAACGGCCTCGCCGCACCTGCTGAAATGAGCATTACCCGTAACTGGGTTGGCGATGAAGCAGCACAGGAGGCACTCCAGACCGCTTACGAAAATGACGAACTGCGTGCGCTGCGCGTGGTATTCCCGTCTGGTAATGGTTTCTACGTGCTTGTGGAGGTTCGTCAGAGCTCATGGTCTTCTGCAACCTCATCCGTTGTTGGCGCGACTTATTCTCTGCGTGTACGCGGCAAACCTAAACGCATTTACGCGTCTGGTTCCTGAGCGGCTTCGGCCGCTTTTTTTATCCCTTCGACCATGTAACAAGAGAAAAATGAAATGGCGCAAAAAACATCACAGAATTCACTACGCGACGTGGCGCTTACTGCATCAAAAGCCTATCGCACAAAAGACGGTATTACGGTCCCTGAGTGGGATGGCGCAAAGGTAACGCTGCGTGAACCGTCCGGCGATGCCTGGGTGAAATTCCGGGAAATCGTAAATCCGCAGCTCGCCGAAGGCGAAGAGGCCCCGACGCTGACGGAGGCGGAGAAGTTCCTGCGTAACAAAGAGGCGGATGTGGTTCTGTTTATTGACGTACTGCTGGATGAAAACGGCGAGCGCGTATTCAGTGACGAGGATCAGGAGCTGGTATCCAAAATTTATGGTCCTGTGCATGCGCGCCTGCTGGCTCAGGCTCTTGGCCTCGGAATGAGTCAGGAAGAAGCGGGAAAGCCGTAAAGCAGCCGCTGACCTTCTTCCTGATGTCGCTGGCGCTCCGGATGGGGCGCACTCTGCATGAGCTGCGCCAGACCATAACCGCCAGTGAGCTCAAGATGTGGATCGAGTTTGACCGCATAAGCCCTGTAGGGGACTGGCGTTCCGATGCACAGGCGGCGCAGATCTCCGTTGCAATGCTGAACTCTCAGGGCGGGAAATTCACCATACCTGACGTGATGCTGAAATGGGGTGAGCAGGAAGAAGGCTCTGAAGTCTCTGAACTTGAAGAATGGATGTCCAGTCTTTGACGCCCGCGGCTGCGGGCTTTTTTTATGGGTGAAATATGGCAACGCTGCGCGAGCTAATCATCAAAATTTCTGCGAACTCGTCTTCTTTTCAGTCTGAGATCGCCAGAGCGTCCCGTATGGGGACGGATTACTACCGCACTATGGAACAGGGCGGGAAGAAAGCAGCAGCGGCCACGCGTGAAACTCAGCGGTCTTTGGCTGACCTGAATTCTCAGCTCGCAACTGTACGTTCATCAGCGGCTGGGCTTGCCGGGGCATGGGCTGGCGCATTTGCCACGCATCAACTTGTTCAGTTTGCTGATACCTGGAACCAGCTGAATGGCCGTCTTCGCCTTGCGTCCTCTTCCAGTGAGGATTACGTGCAATCCCAGCGCGTGCTGATGGAGATTAGCCAGCGCACCGGAACATCCCTCGAGGCAAACAGCAACTTATACAGCAGAATTGCGCAGTCCCTTCGTGATGCCGGTTACGCTTCTGCTGACGTCGCAAAAGTTACGGAAACCGTAGCAACCTCGCTGAAGCTGTCTGGCGCCAGTACCGAAGAGGCGAGCTCTGTTATCACTCAGCTTAGCCAGGCGCTTGGCTCAGGCGTTTTGCGAGGCGAAGAATTTAACTCCATCATGGAGAACGGTGGCCGCCTGGCGAAACTGCTGGCTGATGGTCTGGGTACCACTGTTGGTGGCCTGCGAAATATGGCCAACAACGGCGAGCTGACGACCAACAAGATCGTCCCGCTGCTGACCAACGTTGAGATCCTCCGTAAAGAATTCGACACCTTACCTGCATCCATCAGCGGATCTGCACAGAAAGTGCAAAATGCTTTTCTCGCCTGGGTTGGCGGGGCGAACGATGCCGTCGGCGCATCCTCCACGCTATCCGGCGTGCTGGATGGTCTGGCGAATAACATTGATGATGTGGCAAACACAGCCGGTATTCTTGTTGGCGTGGGTCTGGCTCGCTATTTTGGCAATATGGTCGGCAGCGTCGGCCAGTCAACCCGTGCAGTGCTCGCTAATACGGCCGCCGAGGTAGCGCTGGCTCAGGCTCAGGTCCGTGGCGCTCAGGTTAGCGTTGCTGCTGGCCGCCAGGCGGTTTACCGCGCTCAACAGGCGCGCGCAGCGGCGACAAGTATTGAGGCTCAGATTGTTGCCGAACGTAATCTTGCCGCAGCTCAGGCATCCCTGAATACAGCGCTTGCTGGAAGGGCTTCTGCTGTTAACAACCTCACCGATACAGCCTCGGTAATGTCACGGCTGGGTAGCGGAGTGTTGGGCATTCTCGGTGGCTGGCCAGGCGTTATTATAGGTGCCGGTGCAGCGATGTATGGCCTGTATCAGCATACCCAGCAGGTACACCGTGAGGCTGTCGGCTTTGCCAACAACCTTGACGAGATCAACACCAAACTCCAGCAGATGTCTGTGCTCGGCCTTCGCTCGACCGCCGCAGATGCGCGGACCTCTTTACAGGCGCAAAAGCAGGACCTGGCCGACCTCGACTCTCAGATCGCGAAGGTGAAAGACAGCCTCAAGGCGGTTGATCAAATCCAGCAGGATTATAACCGCCATCCGACGCTGACCTTGATCAATACCTTCATGGACCAGGCCGACATCACGGCCAAAAACATTGAACTTACCGATAAGCTGAATCAGCTGGAGTATCAGCGGGAACAGGCCGCTTCAAAAGTTGAGCAAACGCAGAAGCTGGTGAACGATGCCAGCGACCTGGCAACGCAAAAGGCTATCGAACAGGCTGGCGCCGTCTCAATCCTGAAAGGTGCCTATGACCTGCTAAACCGCTCAATGTCAGCAACCGCTGGCGCCAAGCCTCCGCAGTATGCGGGGCCTGTGGTTTCAATGGCTAATGCGACGCCTCAGCAGCAAACAGCACTGGAACGTTCACGCCGCGATAATGAGCTGGCCAGCTTAAGTGGATTAGAGAAACTTCATCAGCAGCACGTTTATGAAGCGGAAGATCTGAAGCTGACCGGAGCACTTTATACTCAGTACATCTACAACAAGGATCAGGCCGCCAAAAAGGATGCAGCAGCAGCCGAGGCAAAAAAAACCTCTACTGCCGCCTCAAGTGCTCAGAGTAAAGCCGAGCGCGCAGCAGCCAGCACCGCTGAGCAATATGCCCGCAAAATGGCCGATCTGAGCGTGGCTATCGATGTGCAACGCGTCAGGGCAACGGAAGGAGAAAAAGCGTCTGAGCTATACGCAGCATCGCATCAGGCAGGCACTAAATGGACCGACGAGCAACGCAAGGCTATACAGGCATCATCAGCAGAGCTGGCAAAATGGACGCAAAAAGCCGATGAAAACGTACGTAAGCAGCGCGAACAAGCCAATGCTCTGAAGGATTTAACTGAAGCGGCCCGAAAGTTCAGGGATGAGGCGACACTGACAACCGAAACCGCAGGCATGAGTGATCGCCAGCGCAGCCGGTTCGACGAGACGCAACAGATCGAGCGTGTTTTTGCTAAAACGGACGGCGGCACCGAGGCCATCGCGCAACGCGCGGCTGCCCTCGATGACCTGGATAAGAAATACAAGGCTATAGCAGCAGCTGAAGCGGACTGGATGGCTGTAGTATCGCGCGGCTATGCCAACTGGTTCGATGAAATCAGCAATGTTTCTGGCACGGTTTCTGATGGAGTGAAAACCACACTCGACAGCGCGTTTAGTAATGTCACCTCAATGCTGGAAGGCAATAAGGTCAGCTGGAAATCCTGGGGTATCTCTGTTTTACAGATTATCGAAAAAGTCGCTCTGCAAATGGCAGTGATCAGCGCGATGGGGGGTGGGTCTTCCAGTTCTGGCATTTTTGGCTCACTCATCGGCAGCGTAGGCAGCTTCTTCGGGGGCGGCGCGGGAGCATCAGCCAGCACCGGTACTGCGGTTTCCAGTTACGGTTCGAGCTTCCAGTTTAACGCTAAAGGCGGCGTTTATGACTCTCCATCTCTGAGCGCTTTCAGTAATGGGATCGTCAGAAACCCCACCATGTTCGCTTTCGCGAAAGGCGGGGCCGGAATCATGGGCGAGGCTGGGCCGGAGGCAATCATGCCGCTGACCCGCGCACCGGATGGTTCACTCGGTGTTCGTGCGGTCGGCGCTGGTGGTGGTCAGTCTGTATCTTCGGCACCACAGGTTTATATCACCATCGATAGTAACGGAAACACTCAAACTCAGGCGACAACTGGCTATGAGCAATTTGCGCGGGAAGTTGGTGCTTTTACAGATAAGCGTTACAGGGAACTGATAATGAGAGATTTAGCGCCAGGAGGCGCTATCTGGAATATGGCTAAAGGGGGGCGCTGATGGCTATCGAAACTTTCACCTGGTGCCCACGAATTAACGCTGAGGCAGATATAAATTTCCGCGTCAGGAAAGCACAGTTTGGTGATGGATATGAGCAGGTTTCAGGGGATGGATTGAATACCAGAACCCAGCAGTGGACGCTCAACTTTACTGGCAACGAAACCTACATTTCCGCCATTAAATCTTTTCTCGACAGGCATGAAGGAACGAAAGCCTTTCAGTGGAAGCCACCGCTCGAACCTTTGGGTTTGTATCGTTGCGAAACGTATAAACCCACCGGGCTCGGCGCGGGGAAATTCAACCTTGAAGCAACATTCATCCAGGCATTTAAACCATGAGCTTAAACGCAGACTATCAGAAGCTGGAATCAGGGAACGACGTTCGCCTGATTGAGGTGGACGGTTCTTCTTTTGGACTGACGGACGTTCTCCGGTTTCACAATTACAACATTCCCCACACCGAAGCGGAAATAGTCGCCGCTGGCGGGGATGAGGCCAAGCTCCCGGCGAAACCAATCTGGTGGCAGGGCAATGAATATTCCGCCTGGCCGTATCAGCTGGAAGGGCTGGAGAAATCGACCAGTGGCAGCAATGCGACGCCATCACTGACGGTCGCGAACATCGAAAGCTCTATTTCTGCCCTGTGTCTTGCGTACGACGATTTGCTACAGGCTAAGGTCACTATTCACGACACAAAGGCAAAATATCTCGACGCGAAAAACTTCGCAGGCGGTAACCCTACAGCAGATCCGACTCAGGAGAAACTTCAGGTCTGGTATATCGACGGGAAAACGACCGAGCTTGCCGGCGAAACCATCGAGTTTGTACTGTCCAGCCCTATGGATCTTCAGGGACAAATGATCCCGACGCGGCAGCTTCATTCCCTGTGTACATGGTGCATTCGTAATAAGTACCGCACCGGCGATGGCTGCGACTATGCCGGTACGCGCTATTTCGACAAAAACAACAACCCGGTAAGCGATCCGTCACTGGATGAATGCAACGGCACGCTGACGGCCTGCAAACTTCGGTTCGGTGAAAGCAACGAACTCTCGTTTGGTGGGTTCCCGGGTACGTCGCTGATCAGGAGCTGATATGCGTCAGAAAACCATTGATGCGATTATGGCGCATGCCGCCGCTGAATATCCTCGTGAGTGCTGTGGTGTGGTGGCGCAGAAAAGCCGCGTTGAACGTTATTTTCCTTGCCGGAATCTTGCCGCGGCGCCGGAGGACAATTTTGTCCTTTGCCCGGAAGATTACGCATCTGCTGAGGACTGGGGTACGGTGATCGCCATCGTTCATAGCCACCCTGACGCCACGACGCAGCCGAGCGAACTGGATAAAGCGCAATGTGACGCAACGCTTTTACCCTGGCATATCGTGAGCTGGCCCGAGGGGGATTTACGCACCATTCAGCCGCGCGGAGAGTTGCCACTGCTGGAGCGTCCGTTTGTGCTTGGTCACTTTGACTGCTGGGGGCTGGTGATGAGCTATTTCCGGCAAACGCATGGTATCGAACTCCACGATTACCGGGTTGATTATCCCTGGTGGGAAAACGAATATCCGGAAAACTTCTATCAGGAGTGCTGGTACGAGTGCGGATTCCGTGAATTCGACGGGCCGCCGAAACCTGGCGATATGGTGATCATGCAGGTGCAGGCTGATAAGTGGAACCACGCGGGTATACTGCTGGAGGGCAATATGCTGCTGCACCATCTGTACGGTCACCTGAGTCAGCGCGTGCCGTATGGTGGATACTGGCAGGAACGAACGATGAAGATTCTACGCTACAAATCTCTGTGCTAACCTTTACGAAATTTCAAAGGAGCATGAAAATGAAAAAGCTACTCTTGCTGCTAGTTATTGGTTTGGCTGGCTGCTCTGTAAATTCTCTAGAGTCCCAAAAGCCTATTTTATCAGAGCACACCTCCAAGAGTGCCGATCAGGTTAACAGATGCTTAGCACCCAAATGGGTAGAACTTCGATCTTCAAGCTCCAGTGTACCTACCGAGTCAGGTTATAAAATAACAGCATCGGATGATATTTTTGGTGCTCTTTCGGTAGTAAATATCGATAAATCAGAGCGCGGCGGGAGCGATATTAAAGTCTATGCCGTTGCAAAAGGATGGAATGATCACTGGGCAACGGCCGCCAGGTCATGCCTTTAAAATATTAATATAAACTAAGCCACCTTCGGGTGGCTTTTTTTATGGAGAAAAAATATGTCTGAGGTCATGGCCCGAATTGAACTCGGCGGCGTTTTGGGGAAAACGTACGGGAAGGTTCATCATAGGCTTATACGAACTACCGGAGAGGCAATCAATTCGCTAACAAAAACAATAAATGGGCTGGAAAAATTCCTGATCACCAGTAAAGCAAGAGGTCTGACTTATGCTGTTTTTAAAGATAAAAAAAACATCGGAGTGGATGATTTAGGTTTTCCAGTAACCGGTGAAGTTATTCGAATTGTCCCTGTTGTAATCGGAAGTAAAAAAGCTGGAGTTTTGCAGACAATTCTTGGGGCTGTTCTTGTCGTTGCGGGCATTGCTGTTGGGATGCTTTCTGGTGGAACGCTTTCTGCTGTGGGCTACGGAGCCGCGAAATTCGGTGCAGCTATGATTGCTGGTGGAGTTGTCCAGATGCTTTCGCCTCAACCCGGGGGCTTGGCCAGCAAACAAAGCGCAGATAACCGTGCATCGTATGCGTTCGGTGGGGTGACAAACACCGCCGCGCAGGGTTACCCGGTACCGGTCCTGTACGGCCGCCGTCGAATCGGCGGGGCAATTATTTCTGCCGGAATTTATATCGAAGATCAGCAGTAGAGAACAAACCTTTTTTCAAGCCACCCCCGGGTGGCTTTTTTTATGGGCGCGATATGGCGAATAAAATTACCGGACGAAAAGGGGGGAGCACCAGCTCCCGAACTCCTACCGAACAGCCTGATGATCTGCAATCTGTAGCGAAGGCAAAGATCCTCGTTGCGCTTGGGGAAGGGGAGTTTGCTGGACAGCTCACCGGCAAGGATATCTACCTGGACGGAACGGCGCTGGAGAACGCCGACGGCTCCCAAAACTTCAGCGGCGTTACGTGGGAATTTCGCTCGGGTACTCAGGCCCAGAAGTATATTCAGGGTATACCCGGCACCGAAAACGAAATTAGGGTGGGTACTGAAGTAACGAGCGCTACAGCCTGGACACGAACCTTTACCAATACCCAGCTTTCGGCGGTTCGTTTGCGTCTGCAATGGCCCTCACTTTTCAAACAGGAGGACGACGGCGATCTGGTCGGATACTCGGTTAATTACGCGATTGACTTGCAGACTGACGGCGGGACGTGGCTGACAGTCCTCAATACCAGCGTGACCGGGAAAACGACCTCAGGTTATGAGCGTAGCCACCGTATTGATTTACCTCAGGCTGGCAGTACCTGGACAATCAGACTGCGCAAGATTACCGCTGACGCTAACAGCGCGAAGATCGGCGACACGATGACGCTTCAAAGCTTCACTGAGGTGATTGATGCGAAATTGCGATATCCGAATACCGCGCTGCTGTATATCGAGTTTGATTCCAGCCAGTTTAATGGCGATATCCCTCAGATCTCCTGTGAGCCACGTGGCCGCGTTATTCGCGTTCCCGATACTTACGACCCTGAAACCCGAGCTTACAGCGGAACTTGGACCGGGGCGTTTAAGTGGGCATGGACGGATAACCCCGCCTGGATTTTTTACGATCTGGTTGTTTCTGACCGGTTCGGCCTCGGTCACCGTTTGACTGCCGCTAACATCGATAAGTGGACGCTTTATCAGGTCGCCCAGTATTGCGATCAGATGGTGCCGGACAGTAAGGGTGGCGATGGAACAGAACCACGCTATACCTGCAACGTGTACATCCAGGACCGAAACGACGCTTATACAGTCCTGCGTGATTTTGCGGCCATATTCCGTGGCATGACGTACTGGGGTGGCGATCAGATCGTTGCTCTGGCCGATATGCCCCGTGATGTGGATTACAGCTACACGCGCGCTAACGTTGTTGGCGGTCGCTTCACCTATTCAAGCAGCACCACGAAAACCCGCTACACTACAGCGCTGGTTTCATGGTCCGATCCCGGTAACGCCTATGCTGACGCGATGGAACCCGTATTCGAGCAGGCGCTGGTGGCGCGGTACGGCTTCAATCAGCTGGAAATGACAGCCATCGGCTGCACCAGGCAGTCAGAGGCGAACCGAAAGGGGCGCTGGGGTATTCTCACCAACAACAAGGATCGTGTTGTTTCGTTTGATGTCGGGCTGGACGGAAACATACCACAGCCTGGCTATATCATCGCTGTGGCAGACGAGCTGCTTTCCGGAAAGGTTATGGGCGGCCGCATCAGCGCCGTTAACGGTCGCATTATCAAACTTGACCGTGTAGCTGATGCAGCAGCAGGTGATCGCCTTATCCTCAACCTTCCCTCCGGAGCGTCACAGAGCAGGACCATTCAGGCGGTTAACGGGGAATCGGTCACAGTAACCACCTCGTACAGTGAGACGCCTCAGGCCGAAGCTGTCTGGGTGGTTGAGTCAAACGAACTCTACGCGCAGCAGTATCGTGTTGTGAGCGTCGCTGATAACGATGATGGCACTTTCACCATTACCGGTGCATGGCACGATCCGGATAAATATGCCCGAATCGATACCGGAGCCATCATTGACCAGCGGCCGGTGAGCGTGATCCCGCCGGGCAACCAGTCGCCGCCTGCGAACATCGTGATCAGCTCGTTTTCTGTGGTGCAGCAAAATATCAGCGTCGAAACGATGCGCGTGAGCTGGGACCAGGCGCAGAACGCTATCGCCTATGAAGCGCAATGGCGCCGCAACGACGGGAACTGGGTTAACGTGCCGCGCAGCTCCACAACGTCATTCGACGTACCGGGGATATATGCCGGGCGCTACCTGGTACGTGTACGCGCCATCAATGCCGCAGAAATTTCTTCCGGGTGGGGCTATTCGGAAGAGAAAACGCTGACGGGGAAAGTGGGCAATCCGCCGAAGCCGGTCGGCTTCATTGCTTCTGAAAACGTGGTATTCGGTATTGAGCTGAACTGGGGATTCCCGGCGAACACCGACGACACGCTGAAGACGGAAATTCAGTACAGCCTGACCGGTACCGAGGACGATGCGATGCTGCTGGCCGATGTGCCTTACCCGCAGCGCAAATATCAGCAGATGGGCCTTATGGCTGGGCAGATTTTCTGGTACCGCGCGCAGCTGGTGGACCGCAGTGGAAACGAATCAGGTTATACAGAGTTTGTGCGCGGGCAGGCCAGCATCGATGTATCCGATATCACCGATGCAATCCTGGAGGACATGAAAGGCTCCGATACGTTCAAAGACCTGATCGAGAACGCGGTGGACAGCAATGAAAAAATTGCTGGCATGGCTAACGACATCAAACAGGCCAACGACGAACTGGAGCAACAGGCGCAGAAAATTGCTCAAAATGCCCAGAATGTCGGGAAGGTTCAGACCAGCGTTAATGAGCTTTCCAGCGAGGTCGGAGGGGTCTCTTCTTCTCTCTCTATGCTTGAGCAGACAGTGGCGACGGCTGATACCGCGCTGGGCCAGCGCATCGATAACATCAGCGTGTCTGTGGACGGTATGACGGGAGGAGTGAAGAACTCCGCCATCGCGATTATTCAGGGCAATCTGGCTCAGGTGGCCGCGCGCAAAACGCTGTCTGCATCCGTCGCCGGTAACAGCGCGCAGCTGGACCGCATTGATGAGGTGATCGTCAACGAGAAGGAGGCAACGGCGCGTTCGCTGCTGAGTTTGCAGACTGACGTGAACGGCAACAAGGCATCCATCAACAGCCTGAACCAGACGTTCTCCGATTACCAGCAGGCTATGGCCACGCAGGTAAACAGCATCACGGCAACCGTCAACGGGCACACTTCAGCGATCACCACCAACGCGCAGGCCATTGCGAACGTCAACGGGGACCTGAAGGCGATGTACAGCATCAAGGTCGGGATGTCCAGCAATGGTCAGTATTACGCGGCAGGGATGGGGATCGGCGTGGAGAATACGCCGTCCGGCATGCAGTCGCAGGTTATCTTCCTGGCTGACCGCTTCGCCGTAACGCACCAGGCCGGAGCCACGGTGTCCCTTCCGTTCGTCATCCAGAACGGGCAGGTGTTCATCAACGATGCTTACTTCAGGGATGCCAGCATCCAGTTCGCAAAAATTACCGATTCACTGAAATCCAATAATTTTGTGACCGGGAAGACAGGCTGGAATATGCCGAAAAGTGGTAACGCTGAACTGAACAATGTCACCATTCGCGGGGCTTTGTATGCAACGACTGGTAATTTCGGGTTTAGCGGGCCGAACAAGGCGACGGTGATAGACAGTAATGGTGTAACTATCAACCTGACCGGAGGCGGACGTATCGTACTTGGAGAATGGGAATAATATGCCAAGAGGACTACTGATTGACCTGAATGATGGTGGAAAGCGCATGGAGATAACGGCGGGTCTTCGGTGCCCGTCTTTTGGGGCCAACTTTGACAGTGGCTACCAGAAAGCCAAGTACGCTGATGTTGCCGGTTATGTTTCCGGGGCGCAGGTGCTGTTTATCCCTCACGCGACGGCTTATCTTGATTCAGGGCTGCTTCATAAAATGAACTCGGTCACCATATCCGGTGGACGCGTGACGCAGAACTCCACGATGAAGGATGTAAGCATCAGTGAGCGTGAAAGTACGTACACGTTCCCCGGTAGCCTCTGGCAGATATTTCCGTCAGGCCAGCGTAGTGGTGTGGGTCTTCTCATCAGCAACAGCACTGACTTCACCTCAATAACCAATGCTACACAGTCAGGACAGTGTATCTGGAAGGGTACCGTCAATGTTCCCACTGGCGGCTGGGCAGTTCCCACGATAGCGGGGTACGACAAGTCCAAATATATTGTCTTTGGGCGCTGCAATAGCGGCAACACCGTCGATTTCGATGGCAACACGGTCAGGTTCTTCAGCCCTCCATCCACCAACGATGATGCTCCAACGACCGGCACGATAGATATTGTCATCTTTGCCAGTGGCGTGGCGCCGCAGCCGGGCACCGGGCTCAACATCTTCAATGCAGCCGGGGCCTGCACGTTTTCAACGACAAAGCGGCCTTTCGTCTACCTCAACCAGCTCTGGACGCCTTCAAAAAATGCCGTGAGCATCGGCAGCGGGTATGTTCCGCTGGGCAGATTCGGGCTGATGGCTCACGAAGTTAATGGCATGTACGTGTATCGAATGTTCGGAATAAAAATACAGAACGGCAGCGCTTCAGTTCAGGGTGGGAAATATCTGGGGCGCGAGCGGTATGCAATTTTTGGTAATGACACGGTAACTCCACTGAACCTTCCCGTTCTTCCCGATATGTACGTCTGAATAAACTGACTTTTTAATCAACCTCGCTCCGGCGGGGTTTTTTATTGCCTGGAGAAAATATGCTTTATAACACTGGCACCATCGCCATTAACGGAAACACCGCAACCGGCACCGGCACGAACTGGACGGCACCTGCCAGCCAGATTCGGGTTGGCCAGACGTTGTTTGTTCTTTCTAACCCGGTACAGATGTTTCAGATCACGGCCATCAACAGTGCGACGTCACTGACGGTTACGCCTGCCGCGTCTCCGGCGTTGAGCGGCCAGAAGTACGGCATTCTTGTTACTGATAGTCTCTCAGTCGACGGCCTGGCGCAGAGCATGTCTCAGCTCATCAACGAGTATGACGAGAACATCGGCGCCTGGGAGACGTTCGCCACCACCTCAGCAAACCAGAACATCACCGTTACCATCAACGGCGCTCGTGTAACCATTCCGGCGATCGGCAAACTGGTCCAGAAAGGAAGTAATGGAGCTATCCCGATTGGGCAGGGCGGGACCGGCGCAACGAATGACGCTGACGCTCGCTCAAACCTCGGTTTGGGAGAGAACAACACAGCCAACTTTGGAAGCCTCGAAATTGGTGCCAAAAAACCCTCTACTGCAAGCTTTGTGGATTTCCATTTCCTTGGCACTAACGACTATGACGCGCGTATTCTGTGCGGTGGTAATTCTAATGGCGCCATGGGGAAAGGAGACTTCACATTTTACGCAGGGAAATACGTTTTTATCGGCGATAGCTTTGAATTTCGTAACCCTATCACCTGTCAGAACAGCATCAGCGCATCCGCAAAAATTGCGACCACGGCTGATATGGAATGCAAAACTAAAATTGCTGTTTTGGCCCCAGCTGACAATCAAAATGCCCATGTGTGGTTCTATGGTGCAGGTGGGGTATCCAGGGGGGTTATTTATTCCGGGCAAACAGGAATTATTCAGCTCCGCCCTGATAATAATGATAACGGCGGGTCCAACGGATACGCTTTTGCATTTGGGGCTGATGGTAAGTTTACCTGCGTCACGATGAACCAGACCTCTGATGAGCGAGTAAAATTCGACAAAGAGCCCGTCAGTAACGCTCTGGAGAAGATTTGTTCCCTGGCGGGGTATACGTTTGGCATTCAACTGACTGAATCGGAATCGATACGCAGCGCAGGTATCATCGCCCAGGAACTGGAACAGGTTCTGCCCGTTGCTGTGAGTTCTGGCGGGACAGGAATAACTCCAGATGGAGAGGAAATTAACGACCTTAAAACCGTGGACTACAGTGCTATGAGCGCCCTGTATGTTGAGGCCATCAAGGAGCTGGCCGAACGGTTAAACCTCATCGAAAATGAACTGGCTTACCTCCGCGGCTCGACAGTTGCCTAATCTTCTCCGTCACTTTGCAGACTGTACTGTTCACGCCTGAAAACTGAATCAGTGGGCATATCCAGGCGAACATCGATCCAGCTGTTCGCTGGCACGTCCATCGGTTCCCCTTTCGTTTTGACGATCTCCCCGTCATCGCCTAGCAGATATTTTCGCTTAAAGAGGCGGATAGTCAGTCCTCCGTTTTCGGTTTGCTCTGCCTCAACTACACCCAGTTCCCCCATGCCGCCAGGGTCCATTGGCGGCAGTAACTGCCATCCCTCAGACGCCAGGCCTGCCGAACCTGTCAGCACATAAACACCAACATCGACCCGGGAAATTTTGATTCCTTCAGCTTCGGTGTTCGCAGTACCGCAGCCGCACCAGTCAAAACCATCCTCCGCTATATCGGCGCGCTGGCACGCTTCCTGGCTCACTACGATACGGGCAACAGGAGACGCTGCCTTCAGTGTGCCATCACTTGATTTTGTCGTATTACCAGTAGTGTAAGCTTCATGATAGGCCCATGCGCTCCCGCTGTAATATGAAAACCAGGTACGTCGTAGAGAGTATGCCTGATGTATCCGGGTTGGCCTGTTGCCCCGGTTAAGAATGATGGAAGTAAGTCCAGTATTCGATGTCAGTCCCAACTGAGACAGACCATCATTTTGATGTGAAGTAAATCCGGTAGGCGTGAACATGTCCATATTATCAAGGGTTGGACCGTCCCCCTGGATAGCGCCAAGGTTGAATGCGCCTACCTGCATGACGTTTCCTGCGGCGGTACCTACGTCCTTTGTCGCGCTACTTCCCAAACCGACGTTTTATAGATTGCCCTGCGGCAGCCATGCCGATAACTTCACCTGATTTTTTTGCAGAAAATATTGGGTGAAAAATATGCAAATTGGCTACGTAAGGGTGTCAACAAATGACCAAAACACAGATCTTCAGCGACAAGCTCTCGAACGCGCAGGATGTGAACAGGTTTTTGAGGAAAAAATGAGCGGGACGGTAGCGAACCGGCCAGCGCTTAAAAAGCTTATGCGAACGCTGAATGAGGGCGATACGCTGGTGGTGTGGAAACTGGATCGCCTCGGGCGAAGCATGCGGAATCTGGTACTGCTGGTGGACGAACTCCGGCAGCGCGGCATCCACTTCAAAAGCCTTACGGACAGCATCGACACTTCCAGCCCAATGGGGCGTTTCATATTCCACATCATGTCAGCCCTTGCCGAGATGGAGAGGGAGTTAATCGTGGAACGCACCCGGGCAGGACTGGCGGCTGCCCGGGAGAAAGGGCGGATAGGTGGCAGACGGCCGAAGTTAACCCCTGAGCAATGGACGCAGGCTGGCAGGCTGATCGCAAACGGAGTGGACAGAAAGCAGGTGGCGATTATTTACGACGTTGCGGTGTGCACCTTGTATAAGAAATTTCCGGCGCGGTAG